CATGATTCCCGGCTTGCGTGAATCTATTGAGGCTGATGTAGCTCTTGATCCTGCTGCACGTCAGAAGGCGGAAGAAACTCGTATTTCCGGCATGCTGGGTATGTCTCCCGGGGAGAAAGCCGCGATTGAACAAGCCAACGCGTTCCGCAAGCGTCAGTTTGAAGAGCAGTTTGACCCTGAGCGTCAACGCCGTGAAGGTATCAAGCAGTTTCTGATCGGTGCCGGTGGCCGTCGCTACGGTGAGTTCGGTGGCGGTGCACAGGCTGGCATGTCCTACGATGCTGCACAACGTGCCGCCAAACTCAAAGAGTTTGAAGACATGCAAAAGGGCATCATGGAGCCCTTCACCAAGCAGCGCGAGGCTACCAAAGCCGGTATTGAGGGTGGCTTCAAAGGTTTGGACGCTGCCAGTGGTCAGCGCCGTACCGGCCAAACTGCTGGGTCGAACGTGTACAGCACTGAGACTCAAGCGGAGACTGCTACCCAAGACCGCGCATCGCGGGAGCGTGAGAACGCCCTGAACCGTGAGGTTGAGAAGCTCAAGGTGCAGGCTCAGCAAGCCGCAACCGCTGCCGCACGTGAGGGTACTGACTTTGCACGTCTGCAAGGGCACCTGAACACCATCGTGACCAACCGCGCACGTGCGGTCGAGGCCGTGAACAAACGCTTTGCATCCCAGTTGTCTATGCTGGACATGGGCCTGCAAGCCAATCCAAAGGACAAGGCTTTGCTCACGCAACGTGGTAATCTGGCCGCTGAGATTGAAGCTGAGATTGATAAAGTCACACGCGACTTTGACGATGCAAAGGCTCTGGTTGAGTCTCGCCTGTACGGCAAAGCTGGTGCAGGGGAAACCGGCGGCTACACTGTCCGCAAGAAAGAGCCGACCAAATAAGGATTAGACATGCCACTGTACGAGATCACCGCACCGGACGGATCGGTTTATGAGATCGAAGGCCCGGAAGGTGCCTCGCAACAGAGCCTAATCCTCGCCGCCAAACGCTACGAGCGCCAAAAGCGAAGCGAAGAACTCCAACGCCGCGTAGCCGAGGCGCGTCAGCGTCCGGCAGAACCGCCAGAAACTACGTTCGGTGGTCAGGCCAAAGAACTTTTCAAAGGCGTTGTGCCCGGTGCGATTGGTCTTGCCGAGACCGCAGGAACTGGTATCGCCGCACTGCTCCCCGAGGACACAGAGAAGTCCGTACGAGCCAAGCTCAAAGAAATCGCGGGTATTGCCAAGAAGCCGTTTGAGGCTGCACCCGGCTACGAAGAAACTGTACCCCGCAAGTTCGGCGAAGCGCTGGGCTCGACACTGCCGTTCTTTGCGCTCGGCCCGGCTGGCCTTGCTGGCCGTGTTGCGGCCTCTGGTGTTGGTGTTGCCGCTGGCGCAGGTGAAGCCCGTGAAGCTGCCGAAGCCAAAGGTGCCACAGCCGAAGAACGCCGTCTTGCCACACAACTCGGTGCACCCACCGGCCTGCTGGACATCCTTGCCCCTAACATTGGCCCAATCCGTGGCATTATTACAACAGCCCTTGCCCGTGGTGGCGTAGAGGGTGCGACAGAAGCCGCCCAGAAAGTTGCGCAGAACTTGATCGCCAAGGGCGTCTACGACCCCAGCCAGCCTGTGCTCGCCGGATCGGGCGAAGAAGGTGCGTATGGCGCGGGTGTCGGTGCACTCTCCAGCCTGATTCTGGACATGGCCCTCGGTCGCCGAGCCAAGACTCGCACCGCCCCGGGCGAAGAAAAGCCCGCAGGTCAACAACTGCTGGGGTATGAGAAAGAACCCTTCACACCCGTCACTACCCCCGACGGCTCCGTCATCACCACCAAAGCGGAGTACGACCAGTACATCGCCGGGAAAGAAGGCACCGCACGCCAACGTGCGGAAGATCGCCGCACGTCCGACCCGCTGGCAGGACTGTCCACATTCGACCGCAACCTTGCCCGTACTGGCAAGGAAGCCGCACTGACCGAAACATTCACGTCGCAAGAACCCGACCTGTTTGGTGAGTTGGTGCCCAAGCGTGAAGAAGCTACCACGAAGGGTGTCGAAGAACCGTCAACCGCACGTGATGAACGCACGCGGGACATGATTGAGGAGATGGAGACCGCCGACATCAAGCGCATGGTGGCTGAGGAAGAAGCTGTCCCCCGTGAGAAAGAGCGCCTGAAGTTTGAGTCGGACCTCGCCGAAATCGACGGTCGCCTGCAAGCAAAGCAGGAGAAGACCAAGGAGGAGAACCGCCTCGCCATCTTGCTGCCCATCATCGAAGACCCCAAGGTGCAGAACATCGGCCCAGCCTTCCAAGCCGAACTGCGCCGTCAGGGTTTTCCCGATACTGCACTGAATGCCCGTGAGCAGAATCTGATCCAGCGTGCGACAGACCTGCGTCTGGCCGAGAAACCCGCACCGGAAGCTGCACCGACTCCCGAGGTAGAGCCCTCGGCTCCGGCTGAGAACGTCGCTATGGAAGCGGCTATCCCCGAGCGCAAGGCCAAGCGTGAGCCTGAGCAGATGGGTTTTCCCGGCATGGGCAAACCGAAAGGTGCCAAGCCCGAAGCGTTCTCCGAAGAGGAGCAAGCCGGGCAAGAAGCTCGATACGCTACAGTGCTGACCCCCGAGGTGCTGGATAAAACCGGTCTGCCCAAGCAGTCAGGCTTCTACCGTGAACTTGTCAACAAGGACATGGCTGACCCCGAGCAGCAACCTGCGGTTGCCAGCGTGCTGGCGCGTGTACGTACAAACCCTAATCTGTCGCCTGCTACCAAGCAGGCTGTTGAGCGCGTGGCTATGCAAGCCTTTGGTGGGCTGGCCAAGCAGGGCGAAATGTTTGGCCCTCGCGGGGGTGTGCTGGAGCCATCAACTACAAAGGAGCGTAAGCGTGAAACCCCAAGTGGACGTGATACGGTCACAGGAGATGTCGGTGCAGGAACTGGAACTCGCGTTCGTGGTGCTGAACCAAGCAAACCAACGGGTGAGCGTGCAGCCAAGCCTACCGATACCACCCGCGCTAAAGCATCTAAGCCCACTGGACTGGGAGATCGTGGACAACCTGCGGATGTCGCTGGAAGCGGAAAAGCAGTGGAGCAGGGTGCACTGAAAGAAGTCACCAAGCCCGCTGCCAAGGTAGCCCCGGCTGAAGTTTCCAAGCGTGGGGAGAAAAAGGCTGAGGCAAAGGCCGAGCCAAAGACCGAAACCAAGACCACGTATCGTGTTACGTATGACGGCAAACCTGCAACCGTGACCATCATCCGTACCGCACAAGACCCAGCCAGAATTGATGCGGTAACCATACGCGTAGACGGAGAACGACTCGCACGAACAAATCTTGGTAAGCAAGGAGTAGTCAGCGACGAAAAAATGCTGGACAACTTGGTCGAGACAGACATCATTGACGCCAAGACCGAGCCCAAGACCGAAGCCAAGAAGCCACTCACCGCACGGGAGATGCTCGACCGCGCAGAAGAAGCGCAGCGCAAGGCCGAAACAACCGCTCCAGCGGTAAAAGCTGAAAAGGCAGAAAAGCCGACGAAAAGTGAGAACAAAGCACCGAAGCGTACGGATGAGCAGGAAGAAGCGATTGGCAACTACATGGTTGCCGCCAAGAACAACGCATCCGATGCGTTGCGCTTTCTCGCGCATGACCTGTACTCGGCCACCTATCCACAGAAGAACGTCAGCAAGGAACTCAACAAGATCGTCAGCGACATCGTGGCTGGTCGATTCCCCGAAGTGAAGTTCGGCAAGGAAGGTGCATCAGGGTATCCCGGCACGGGTGGTAAGTACGCCAAGGCGTTCTATGAGTCGTTGGGACCCGCCGACAAAGCTCGCGTATTCAAGGACCTTGAAAACTACTTTGTCACTTGGGAAGCCAAAACCGCTGGGGCGTTGTCGCAGATCAACGCGCAGCAGGAACTGGACCGTGCAACCAAGGAGCAGATGGACAAGCTGGAACTGCCGTTTGATCAGGCAGTGATGATGCGCCCCCTGCACCCCGGTATCGTGGCAGAACTCAAGGGTGGCAACCTGACAGGTGCCCTGCGTATTCTCGCCAACCAGAACCAAGGCCGTCCATCGGAGATCGCCCAGCGTTTGCTGGATGCCATCGGCTCGACCAAGGTGCAGATCGTCAAAGGACTCAAGCAAGATGGCAAGGCAGTGGCTGGTCTGTACGACCCCAAGACCGACACCATCAAGCTCGACGCGGACTCGCTGGGTACCCACGGCTTGTTGCACGAAACCGTGCATGCTGCTACGTCGCATGTGCTAGATAACAAGTCGCACCCTTTGACCAAACAACTTACCGAGTTGTACAACAACGTCAAAGATTCGCTGGACACTGCATACGGCGCTCAGTCGCTGGACGAGTTTGTATCGGAGGCGTTCTCCAATCCAGAGTTCCAAGCCAAGCTGGCCGCAATCAACCCCAAGGGCGAGCCCATCTCTGCCCTGCAACGTTTCTTCACCACCGTCGGCAACTTCATTCGCCGCATGCTGGGTATGGACACCAAGGGTCCCGGCACTGCGCTGGACGCAACGGACGTGTTGGTCAACCAGATTCTGTCCCCCGCACCGGAGACTCGTGGTGGTGCTCCGCTGGCACTGGCCGCACTGTTCGGTAAAGGTGCCGACGTACTCAATGGTATGGGCACCCGGGCGCGTCAGTCCCCCATCATCAACGATGCGTGGAAGGCTCGTATCCATGAGTTCTTTACCGGCTCTGTTCCAAACAGCGCGAAGAACATCGTGCGTAGCACGTTGCCATTGAACGCCTTGGTCGAAGCCGCTGAGCGATACATCCCCATGGCATCCAAGCTGGATGTCCTCGTGGGAGAACGTGCAGGCACAGAGAACAAACGCCATCAGGCCATCGAGCCTGTGATCAAGCGCGTCGAAACTTGGAGCAAGGCCAACCCCACGTTGGTGGACACCCTGAACAAAGTGATCTACACCAGCACACTGGAGCAGGTTGACCCGGCCAAGCCCCGCGAAACCTACACCAAGGACGCGGAGAAACTCAAGCAGTGGGATGCACTGCGCAGCGACTGGAGCAAACTTGGCACCGAAGGGCAGTCGGTCTACAACCAGATGCGTGACACGTACAAGAAGATGTACGAGGACGTGAAGGCGGTGCTGGACAAGCGCATCGACGCCGCACTGGATGACAAAGGTACGGCCAACAAGGTCAAGGCTGAAATCTATCAGCGCCTGTTTGCATCCGGCCACATCGAGCCGTACTTCCCCCTGACTCGTTCTGGTAAGTACTGGCTGTCGTACGCAGCAGTTGACCCACGTAACGGCAACCGCGAGTTCTACGTCGAGGCGTACGAGACTTCGTATGAGCGCGAGCAGGCAATCAAAGCACTGAAAGCGGACCCCTCGGCCAAGGCTGACGACATCCAGAAGTTTGCCAACTTGAATCAGGTCAACTACCGCAAGACCCCCGCTACGTCCTTTGTGAACAGCATCCTGCGCACGCTGGAGGCCAACAAGGTCGATGCAGAAGTCACTGAAGAAGTGATGCGCTTGTTCCTGAACACGTTGCCAGAAACATCGTTCGCGCAGTCGTTCCGTCGTCGTAAGGGCACGCTGGGTTTCCAGCACGATGCACTGGGTGCCTTGCGCACCAAAACGTTCAGCCTCGCACGCCAACTGTCCAACATGGAATACGGTGCCAAGTTCGAGAAGCTCCGCGCCGACATGAAAGACTACGTGCGCAGTCAGGGCAACCAAGAAGAAGCCGTGGCGTACATGAACGAGTTGGACCAGCGTATCGACTACGCCATCAGTCCAGATGTACCTACGTGGGCCAAGCTGGCTACGTCGTTCGGCTTCAACATGACGCTGGGCTTCAACGTGTCGTCCGCACTGGTAAACATGTCCCAGATTCCTCTGGTAGTCATGCCATATTTGGGTGGCAAGTATGGGTACGGTGTGACATCGGTTGCTATTGGCCGAGCCACGCGCATCTTTACTGGTAGTGGGTTCGACCGTGAGGTTGAAATGTTGGTGCCTACCGACAAGGGGGAGAAGACGGTCAAGGTCCGTGCACTCCCATCCATGGACAACTACGACTTCTCCAAGAATCCTGAGTTGAAGCACCTTGAGACTTTGGTCAAGGTTGCAGGGGCTCGCGGCCAGTTGAATCGCTCGCAGATGTACGACATTCTGGATGTCGATGAGAGCAACAACTTGATGACCAAGGTCAACGCAGCTTCCGGCTTCGTGTTCCACCACGCTGAGCGCATGAACCGTCAGGTTGCACTGATCGCGGCGTACGAGTTGGAACTCAACCAGATGCGCAAGGACGGTCGCAAGATTGACGCGAAGGCCGAGCAAGAAGCAGCCGACTACGCTGTGTACGTGACTGAACTTACCAACGGTGGTACCGCCGCCGCAGCAGCCCCACGTATCGCTCAGAACCCTCTGGGTAAAGTTGTTTTCATGTACAAACGCTACGGCGTGTCGATGTACTACATGCTGTACAAGACAGCACGTGACGCGCTGAAGTCGCAGGACCCCAAGGTTGCCGCCGCTGCCAAGAAACAGATCGCCGGTATCTACGCATCCGCAGCCTTGATGGCCGGGGTGCAGGGTGTCCCGATGTTTGGTGTTGCCGCCATGCTCTACAACCTCATCCTCAAGGACGACGATGAGGACGACTTCGATACCGCCGCACGTAAGTGGATGGGTGAAACCATCTACAGTGGTCTGGGCAACGCAGTGTTTGGTGTGGAGCTTGCAGCCCGTATGGGTCTGAGCGACCTGCTGTTCCGCGACACCACGACTCGCCCAAGCGATAGCGTCATGCTCAGCTTGATGGAACAGATGGGTGGCCCAGTGTTCGGTGTGGCAAGCCGCATGGAGCGTGGTCTGGGATTGATCGCCGACGGCAACGTCGAGCGTGGTGTTGAGCAGATGCTCCCCAGCGCGATTGGTAACATGTTTAAAGCTGTACGCTTTGGCTCTGAGGGTGCCAACACTTTGCGTGGTGACCCCATCACCGGAGAGCTTGGCCCATGGAACGTGTTTGCACAGTTCTTTGGATTTGCCCCCGCCGAGTACACCCGCCAGCTTGAGATCAACTCGTCGCTCAAGAACGTCGAGCGCACGGCTGTCGAGGAGCGCACCAAGCTGTTGCGTAAATACTACATCGCCATGCGCCAAGGTGACGGTGCAGAAGCTGTGGATGTGACCAAGAAAATGCTGGAGTTCAACAAGAAGCATCCCGGTGCGGCCATCACGCCCGAGACTATCCAGAACTCCATGGCTCAGCACATGCGTACGACGGCTTCCATGTATCACGGCATCACGCTTAACAAAGCACTGCGTCCTGAGCTTCTGCGCAACGCCGCCGAGTACGACTCCGACGAGGAATAAAAAAGCCCCCGGGTTTTGGTCCGGGGGCTAAATCCTTGAAGAAGGAGAACGAAGTGACAGACAACCTGTCGCGGGGAATCCTATCACAGTAGTCTCCAAAAGCGAACCCCCCACACGCCGGATTCGGGCCGTGCGCGGTATTCAACCCGCCAGCCCCTGCGTGTGAAGATGGCATTGAGTTGGCGTACGCACTCCAGCGTGTTGATGCACGGCACAAAGGCCGAACCACCAACCGGGAACTTGTCCCAGTTGGCTTTGATCAGCACTCCGTCCGGCGCGAGGTCGTCGTTACGAACCCTGTTTTTGAAAGATCGCGGCGGTTGTAGCCATAGCTTGTTCAGCTTCATCGTCCATAAACCCGGTGCAGTCCACAACAATCGTATCCACTGGGGGCATCGCTACATGCGTCCCACGAGTAAGGCGCATCTTCTGCTTGAGGGCCTTGGTGCGACCCTCTTTCAAACCATCAGTGAACCCTGAGTAGTTGATCTGTTGCTTGCCGCACCATGCCTTCAGGGGCTTGGGTAGCAGGTACAGTTTCTTGAGGTCGTACTCATAGCGCGCCACTAGGTTGTTACCACGAGGTACAGCTTCGGGGTGTATCAGGTGGTCCAGTCCGGTGGCTCCCTTACGAGCGTCGTCTGTAGACTTGATACGCAGGATGTTGCTGTAGTTCTCGGCGAGGTAATCGGTCAGGATAGATTCGACATCGGTTGCCATCTCACCAACAGTTTGCTTGGCGTTCTTCATCACCTTGATGATCCAGTTTGCAATCGGTGCGATCTCCCAGTCAATCAACCCAGCCTTCTTGGCCAGAATCAAACCTGAGATGGTGCGTGACGCAAGGGCAGACCAGAAGCGGTTCTCAGCCGCCAACCCTGCCGAGGCGTCCAGCTTGCGCTGAGTAGCGTTGCACAACTCTTTCACCTGCTCCAAGTTAGCCATGATGTACTGGAGGTACGGCACCCCAGCATGTCCATAGTTTTCTTTGAGTGCGGCGGCAAACTGATCGGTCTCGTCTTTGGTGGCAAAGTGAACACGCTCTGCACGGTGCTCCAAGATACGCTGGGCCTCTGCTTTGGGGAGTGCTTTGTACAGCGCAATCCGCTCCAGCATGGACGTGTTACCCGTGGTCCCGAACAGTGTTTTCCATGGCTTACCACGTACCCGCTCGACGTTGCCCTTGGCCCCCATGCGGTTGCGCTGAAGGCCGCTGGGCAGTTGGTACGCCCAGTCAGACAGGTCTTGCGGTTTGGTGTTGGTCAACTCATCCATGTAGCAGATGAGGTTCTTGTACACCTCAGCGCGGTTCATCTTGGAGTTGAACGTGTCGCGCTCTTGCATCATCAGCAGGTCAGGGTCACCCCAGATAGACGCACCGGCCAGCATACCCGTGGTCTTACCCAACCCAGAGTCCTTGCTGTACAAGTGGAACGCGGCGGCGTTGATTGGCTGGAACTGCATGAGCACCGAGCCGAAACTCAAACCCACCATGAACTGGTGCGCTTCCATGCCGGGGCGACTGTAGAACGCGAGGGTGTTCTTCCATGCCTCCAACGTACCGCGTGGTTGAAAGATAGGGAACAGGCCCACAGTAGCGGAAGATGGTGAACTCACCTCCACACGGTCTGCAAACACTTCCATGTTGCCGAGGGCAAACGATTTACCCTCATCATCGGTCCACCCGAATTGGCGACGTGCTTCGTCGGCCTCAGCAGTGAACTGTAACTCGTTAACCCAACGCATGGTGTACTCCATCAGTTCCGCCACATTGAGGACGGCTACGCCCTGCGTGGCGAGGTATTTCCTGAACTCATCCTTGGTGCCCACCGCAGTCAGCGGTAGGGTGAACTCACGCACTCCGTCACGGGGCAGGTGCAAACGCATGACCACCGATTCACCAAGCTCGGGGTCCTTCAGGCGGCGAACAACGTAGAGGTCGTTGAAGTAGACCATCACGTCCTTGTCCTCGCCCTCATTGGTTTTGGTGTGCTTGAACACACCACCGTTCTTGCCACGGAAATAAGGATGCGGGTACTTCGGTATGGTGAACTTGATCGGCGCGGCGTGGGGGACACCCAGTGGCTTTTCAAGCACCACGTTGTCTTCCTCATCGGCTTCCATGACCTCGCGGCCCAGCACGATGGGTGACTTGATCTTGTTCCAGTGCTTGCACTCGGGGCAGACACCCGGGCGGTACTCGTCGAAACGTGTGCACAGGTAGGGTCCCTTGATGTGGGACGCCTTCTCCTCGGTACGTGCAGGGCTGTACTCGGGGTGCTTCTCAGAGATGCGGTGGATGGCTTTGCCGCCGTCAACACAGAACTTCGCAACAGACAGTCCGGCCCTCCACAGCGGCTCCGAAACGTTCTCTTGGTTCATCACGACCTCACCAATTTGGGCACACCCGGTGCCTTCCATGGTCTTGATCAGGATGGTCTTAAAGCGGTTGGTGATGCTCCCCGACAGGGCTTGCATCATGGCGTCGGCCTCACGTGGGGTGTATCGTGTGGGGTTCTTGAAGACACCCTCGTTGTCATCACCCAACAGATCACAGAATGCGTCAAACGCTACAGCGTTGGCCGGAGAGCCAACAATGTGCACCGCAGTCGGTGGGTCGTCCTTGTAGTTGTGCGTCTCAGGCACCCGCAGAATACGCGCCGCATCGGCAGGTACCGCAGGGTCGATGATCAGCTTTTCTTTTTGGCACAGCGCCTTGAAGCGCTCGGCCATAGGTATCCATGCGTCTCGGGATACTGGTGCAATCAACGGCCAGTACACATGGATGCCACGCCCAGAGTTGATAATCGTGGGGCGAGGTAATTTCAGCTTCTTGCAGAACTCACGCAGTGCCGCAAGCGCGTCAGCTTGAGTGAGGTATCCCTCACCCTTATCGTATTTAGCCTGTCCACAGTCGAGGTCGAGGAAGAACGACCGGAGTTGTTTTACGTTGGCTACCTTCCGTGAGCCCGCTTCTTCAAACGTGCCCAGCGCAAAGTATGCGTCGTATCCATCCCCATCAAGATTGTGAGCGGCATGGAGTGCGGCGTCGATGGTTTCGTAGAACTTCTGAATCTTGCGTTCGTCCGATATACGGTTCGCCCAGACACAGTAATACCCACTATCCCCTAGCACTGCCTCCAAAAATGTTTTTGTGTCCATAACTGCCTGTGCTCATGATGTGAAGGGAACGAGAGAAAGAAAAGGGTGGGGAGCGACCCCACCCCCAAAGAACTTACTCGTCGTCCCAATCGCCCACGATGTCAGCAATCTCAGACTTTGGCTCCGGTGTGGCGGCTTTCTTGGTGACCTTCACAGGCTCCTCGACTTCCTCAGCTTGGACCTTCTCGGCCTTGGGCTTGGGTGCGGCCTTCGGTGCTGACTCCTCGGCAGGTGCGGCCTTCGGTGCGGGAATGACGCCATCCATTTGTGACACGTTCAAGGTGACTGCCTTAACCGTATCGGGGTGGTCCCGCATTGTGATCACTGCACGCAGTTCGTCTTCCTCCAGTGCGCGTACTGGCTTGAACACCAGCTTCGGTGTGGAGCTATCGATGTCAAAACGCATCTCAGTGACGATGCTGATGGCGTGGGTGTTGTGTGCCTTGAGGTAGCGACCGTAGGCTTGCAGTGGCATCTTCTTGCCTTCTGCATCACCGAACACAGACGTGCTGGGCAGGGTGATCTGGTGCACGATCTCTTTACCGATCTCGGATTCCAGCACCACAGCGATGCGCTGTTGGAAGCGGCATGCACGGCCTTCGCCGGACGGGGCCGAACCCTTGACGTGCTGAGGGCAGTCCTTGCACATAGAGGCTTGGCGTTGCTCGGCGGGTACAGCGTTGTCGGGGCGCTGGGAGTCAGACGACCAGCAGGTAGGCTTGGTGACCTTACCCTTCTGATACACACCCTCAAAGAACATACGGGACACAGGTGCGGCGTTGACCAGCACCACGTTCATGGAACGCTCCTCGCTTACACGCACTTCTTTGCCGCCGATGAATTCGCGGAACACGCCGCCTTCAATCGAGATACGGCGATTGCCACCGCCACCACCTGCAATGGTGCTTGTCAGGGTGTCTTCCACATCACCCAACAGGGCGAGGGCGGCGTTAGATTTATTTCCAAAAAGGCTCAGTTCAGACATGTCGTTCTCCAGTTAAATATCTTTGTCAGGGTTTGTGAAGTCAAGTTCGAGTTGAACTTGGGATTCTTCGGCTTGCTCGGGTTCAATCAAGGTTAAGTCGTCCTTGGGTTTTGCAGACAGGGCTTGCACAACTGCGGACACGTTGAAGCGGTAGGTGTTACCGATCTTCACGTATGTATCCGTAGGGATGTAGCCTTGGCGCAACCAAGCACGAATGGTCGAGACTGAGACCGTAAAGTGCTTGGCCAACACTTCGATTGGCACAAACGGTTCTTGGCTCATTACTTCCTCCGTACAGTGATGCTGTATTCGCTGTCCACATTCAGCCCCGGTGGTAGCAAGTCGGGGTGCTCTTCAAGGAACTGTTTCATGTTCCCTTGGTGCAAACGCTTTTCCAGCAGGTCGGGGGCGCTGTGTTCAACGATGAACTTGCCCATCGACTCCCAGTCATTCGTCCAGTAGCTTGTACGCACTGTGCGGTAGAACAGGCCCTCAGCAGTTTTCACGCTGTCGAGATTCTGCTCCTTGCAGTAGACCAGCAGGGCGGCTTTCACCTTTGCCATTTGGTCCTTGAGCTTCTTCTCCTCGGCTTCAAAAGCCGATTTGAGTTCGCTGTGCTTGGCGTTCATTTTCAAATACACCTTGACCAGCTTGTCCACCGGGATGGTGGGTGGCTGTGGTGCTTCAACTTCGTCTGTCATTTCGTTCTCCATCAGTTGTTGGAATCTACAGTATAGTGGCTTTTCCTCCCTTATTCAAGTATTTCTTTGTAAAGTTCAACAAGTTTTGTGTTTACGTCAATTTTGTTATCGAGTAAGTTGTAAACGTGTCTTTCTACACCAGAGCCCGCGAGTTGGACCACCGTGGTGGGGTGGCGTTGGCCCGAGCGATGCACCCGGGCGTTGGCTTGTGCGTAGGTCTCCAGCGAGGATGTCGGCCCCCACCAGACCACCGTGTTGGCGGCTGTGAGCGTGATGCCGTGGGCGGCGGCTTGGGGCTGGATGACAAGCACTCGGGTCGTCTGGTCGTTCTGGAAGCGGCTGAAGATGTCGTTGCGTTTGCCAGCGGACACGTCCCCACTGATCACCTCAGTCACCACCCCGTCAGCGTTGAGCTTGTCGGCGAGGATAGTGATCACGTGCTTGAACGGTACAAACACCAGCACCTTCTGGCTGGCCTCGTCGATAACTTCTTTGAGGACCGTGTAGCGGTTCTTGATGTCGAACTCCAGCGTCTCGCCCGTGTCTGAGTACACCGCACCGCAACTGATTTGCAGGAGCTTGGACATGTTCACGGCGGCGTTGGGCGCAGTAATTTCTTCCCCTGCGGCTTGGATGACCATGCGCTTCTTGAGCAGGTCGTAATACTTCTGCTGTTGCTTGGTCAGTTCGATGCGGCGCTTGACGTACGTCATCTCCGGCAGGTCAAGGCACTCGTCCTTGGTAAAGCGGATGGCGGGTTGCAGGGCGTTGAACACCGTGGTGTTGGCGTTCTCTTTGGGTATCCAGCGGAAGTTGGTCAGCTTGACCATCACCTGATCGCGGAAGGTGCTGTAGAAACGTGGCACTGCTTGGGGACTGACCATCTTGGCAAGGCCGTATGCGTCCAGTGGGGACTGCGCGGCAGGGGTGCCTGTCAGCATCCAGAGCCATGTGTCAGGTTTGAGCAGGGAGTTGAGCACCTTCCAGCGTTTGGTCTGTGCGTTCTTGTATGCGTTGGCCTCGTCCACCACGATGAGGTCGAACCCACCGTTGGCGATCTCGTCGGCCACGATCTCCACACCGTCAAAGTTGATGATCACGAACTCAGCGGGACCCTTGATGACCGCACTGCGTTTGTCCTTGGCACCGTGTGCGATGTCAACCGAGCGGTGCATAGCAAACTTGAACAGGTCCACGCGCCACGCTTGGTCCATGATGGACAGGGGGCAGATCACCAGCACCCGACGGATGCGCTTTTGCGCCATCAGGTAGTCTGCGGCCCAGATCACTGAGCCAGTCTTGCCCGTACCTTGCTCATTGAAGCAGAACGCACGGCGGTTGAGGGTGAGGAATGCGGCAGTTGTTTTCTGGTGGTCGAACGGTTTGTACTGGCCGGGCCACTTGTACTGCCCAAGGATTGGGGAGGGGACGTTTCTGATCTTGAGGTTACGCAGTACTTGCGCCTCATCGAGCCCCCACTTCACGACGACCTGCTGGCCGTCAGCAAGCACTTTGCTTTTCGGAATGACAGTTGTCACCCGTTGGGGGTTGCGTAGTGTCAGCAATAACGCCTTGTTGTCAATGATTTCCACTCGTTCTCTCTTCGTTGTAATAGCACATTAGGCGAGGTGTGGTCTACACACCTCGCCCTCAGTGAAAGGAAAGCCATCATGAACTCAATTCGACGCGGTTAAAGGGGCCGTTTTTTGTAGCCCCGGTTGCCCCACTCACGCCTTACGGACAACCTATTGGAATCAAATTTAACGCACCAACCAGCGCACGTCAAGAGGGTTTTTTACCACCCGGTTCGCGGGGGCTATGCCCATTACGTGAACGGTTCTTAGAAGGTGCCACCAGACGTACACCGTCCTTGTTGGTGCCACCCTTGGCCAGCATTTTCACGTGGTCAATGTCTTTGCCCTCGCGCTTGTCAGCCTTGCCGTTACCGTTCTTATCAGGGGAACTGGCATCCATCGCACGACGAGCGCGTTGGCGTTCCATGCGATCAGCATGTTCGCCACGTTCCTTCTGCTTCTGGTACTCGGCTTTGTAGGGGCGGGGTGATTTGGTGTAGGGCATTTTTAATTCCTTCCGTTGTGTGGACACGACAGAACAACACAGTGTTTCTTGCACAGTCCTGACGGGCGGGGGTTCCACACGTCTGAGGTGTATGCAAACTTCATGCGATCATAATCCCTGAGCCACTTCTGCCACAAGACGGGTTCGTCGCCCTTGGTGTACTTGGCTTTGGGGAACTGCTTGGCGATGACAAACAACAGGCCAGCCTTGACAGTGTGCACCTGCGGGAAGTGTTTGAACACAGCCAGCGCCATCAACTCCAACTGCCCGGTGTCGGCGTACTTGGCCGACTTGCCCGTCTTGTAGTCCAGCACACGTGCAGTGCCGTCATCCTCTAAGATGATCAGGTCAGCGATGCCGCGCCACCACACGTTGGGGTCCTTGAACCCGCACGGCTCCAAGTTCTCGGTCAGACCCATCTCGTACTCGCACAGCTTCTGGCCCGGGCGAGCTTTCAGGTTGTCGAGCGATGGCTTGGCGTACTTGAACTCTGGGGG